CAAAGTTCCTATTGCCGCATTGAAAAAGGAACTGCCCCGCCAGATTGCGTGCAAATTCGCACGCTTAGTGGTCTCTATGGAATTAGCGTGCTGTGGTTAATGGGCTACCCATCGTTTATTGCAAAGATTAGTTGAATTCTTGATAACAGGCATTTATCAGGAAAACAAATAATCAATCCTCGTCATCATCATCGTCCTGCAAGTCGAGAAGCTGGTCTTCGATGCCGCTCATCACGTAGGATTTCGCAATGGCTTCAGCCTCAAAGACAAGCATTTTGATGGGCGTAAAATGCTCATCTGGCTTTTCGTAGTGATTCTCCACGAAAATATGCGTTTCCTCTAAGCGGCCATTCTTGAAATGCTGCTGCTCAACAAGTCGCCAGAGGGAAGTATTGCGATGTTCGTGCGCCGACAAAATAGCCAGAGCCTTCATTACGCCAATACCTTCATCCTCTTCCTCGATGACACGTACGTATTCGCTCATGAGTCTTTCTTGCGACTTTCCACCATCTTAATAATGCGATTCGCCCATGCCCTACCAGCATCGCCGCCCCACAGAAGCCAAGCAATGTAACCGGCATCATCTTCGCCGCCACTTTTATTCTTTTCATGGCGAGAGAAAAATGCAGACATGCGTTTGATTGTGGCAAAACTAATCTTACTGCCACCGGCTAAGTCGCCTGCACGAGCAACGCCGCTTCCGATGCCCTGCTTGCCCGCTTCCTGCGTCGTCAAGCCTCCTTTCCCATGTTTCTTGCGTAGTTCCAAGCCACGACGGGCAGCAGATCGTACGGCGGCAGGAGGGGCAAAGCTTTCGGCATCACCCCTTAGCGCTTTTTTCCACAGGAGCCGTCCTCCATCTCTTCCATACCCTCTTCTTCTTCCTCTTCTTCCTCCTCCTCTTCTCCAATGAGAGTCATGAAATAATTATCCCAGTAGGCATCACTCTTCCCTTGACGGCTCATGCCAGCTTCCGAAAGAGCAATGGCAATTGCTTGCTTGCGATTTGTCACAGGCTTTTTATCGCTGCCCTTCAAGGTGCCAGCTTTAAATTCACGCATCACTTTCGCAACTTTTGCCTGCTTTTCTTTCGTGGTCATGATTAAACTTGAGCGCAATTAATTAATAAATCCTATCGGAGCCGTAGCAATTTTTACGCCCGGCAAGATTCTATCCCTACATAAGACCATGCCAGTAATTAAGCGTTCAGCAATGAAAGCAATTGCACGCTTGTCGTAGCCTTCAATGGAAAGAAAATGCTCTTTGTTTTCACGCCAAATTGGGACAAGCCCAGCAAACAATGTTGTCATCAAGCGCAAATAAGAGTGCCTTGGCCCGCGTGCCATATTGCAGCCAATAAAGGAAGATTGCGCCCAGATCTTATCAATCTCCTCGCGCGTAAAAATCCATTTACCCTCGTCTGCTAATTTGCGAGTGATTGCTGGCGCATTGAAAGCAGAATGACCACCATAGAACTGTTGCTCAAGCGTGCAAGAAAACTGAGCAGGTTCTGGTACGTACAAAGTTTCTGGGCAGTACCATTCAGCTTCCGGCTCTAGCCAATTGCGTCGATACTGCGCATTACCAAGATTGGGCTCTTTTGCATTGTTAATCATCCAATGAACGCAAGAAAGCTCTCCCCAGCGATTGTTGAACGGAGAAAGCGCAGCATTTTCATCATCAAAAACGTAGCCTTCGGCGCGAAGACTTTCGCGCTCTTCCTTGCTCAGCGCATAGCTTCCTCCCATGATGGGAACAATGCGAGACCTGGCCGTGTACCGCACCTTCTCTCCTGGGATGCACACCGCATAAATGGTGCTGTCAGCCATCTCCATACACCTTACGGGCTTGCCACAGCTCATTGTAATTGTTGACGCCCTTGGCGCCAAGCCCAGTCAAGTCGCCACCGCCAGCAGGCTTACTCCACGCCATGATCGTGCCATCGGGGAGCACAAAGGCCCTATTCTTTTGGCCGTGTGTAGGCGTTAGCTCAAGGTAGTCGCCATAGATAAAATCGGCTTGACTGCCATTTGCTGCCAAAGCTTTCCCAAGCAGCGTGGGACCAGTGGGGCACAATGGAGTGATGCCATAGTATTGTTCAATGCAATTTGCTACGATCATTTCAATTGCGGTTTGCAATGCAGAGTTATCTGGCTGGGAATAAAGCACTGTCGTAGCACATGCCCAGCTTGTATAACTGAAGCGCTGAATATCACGAAATGCCAAGAATTTAATTCGTGGTCCAAGATCCACGGCATTAAAAGCCCTCACGCCAATATCAAAGTACCAGCCACCAAGCTTGTTCAGCAAACAGAATCGACCGAGATCCGCTTTGTAAGAAAAAGGCTTAAGCGTGTCATATGCCCAGACCACTTCTTCTCCATAGTTATCAGCGATGAAAGAACGTAGTTCCTCGTTGCTATAAATCTTATGCTTTGCATCTGGAAAGCAGGCATCAATGGTGCCAGTGGCATGTTTCAGAAAAGGACTAAGCTCTTCCGATGGATCACTGGACAGAAAGATTTGAGAGACGTGCATGATCAAACAATTTTTGCGGGAGTGCCAAAACCTTTAAATTCAGGAGCGGGCGGTTTTACATTAAGAGTGCGTTCCACCACGTCAAGAAGCTGCTGCTGAATATAAGACCAAGTGAACGGTTCTTCGCGCAGACGCTTGTAACACCATTGCCCATCTTTCTTTAGGGCATTGCGGTTTTCGTAGTAATACGACAAGATTTCTGCAGCACTCTCGGGATCAGGAAGCAGACGCTCAAGACCATAATTGCGGTCAGTCTCGGAAGCATTGCATTGAATACGAGGCACCTCATCGAAGATCTCAGCCAAGCTCGTATGGTCAGGCACAACTTGCGCCACACCAACGGAACCATGCTCGCTATTGACTAGGCCCCACCCTTCACCAATGCAAGTGTTGATGCCAATGTCAGCAGCGTTATACACCTTGTTGAGCTGTTCAATAGTGAGGCAATTGTCTACGGAGAAATGGGGGCTTGTCAAGATAAGCTTGCTTGTTGCATCGAAACCTTCGTCGCGAGCAATGCGCTTAAACAAGGGAATGACTTCCCATCCCAGGTCTTTGCTGCCCATATTTAGCCACAGACGCGCATCGTCTTTGTCTTTGGCAAATTTGATAAATGCTTTGAGCGTGAGGTCAATACGCTTTCGTGGCTGATTCCTATTGCCATTAAAGACAATAAATACGTCTTCTGGCACGCCAAGCTCTTTCCTGCATTGTTGTTTGTCGAGCGGAAAGAATTTCTCGAAGTCAGTGCCATGGCCAATAATATCAATAGGCTTGTCGTAGCCCATCAAGCGCAGTTCTTTTTCGGCGAATTGCGTATAAGTGGCAAGACCGTCCCAATCTTCCATTTGAGCTTTCAGCTCAGGAAATAGACCGTAAGAATCAATGGGAGTGTAGACAAACCATTTGAAGCCCATCTTCTCCTTGAGCGGCTTCGCCTGCTGCCATAAATTGATAGCAATCCAAATATCGTTTGTCACCCACACCAGATCAGGCTTGACGGCTTGAATAACGGACGAAATACGATGAGAACCAAACGGATCCTGGCCATGCGCCATGGCTGGATACATCTTGCAATACTGCTGCATATCACAAGAGTCTCCGTGCCAGTTTGTTGCCATCACATGAACTTCGTGCTCTCTCGACAATGCCGGAATCAAGTATTCGGCTACCCTCCCAAACCCCGTTTGCACCGCCGCGTCGCCGCAGTAAAGAATACGTGCCATAACTGCCTATAAATCTTCGTCATCATAAACAGCTTCTATACTGACGGCACACGGGGAAAATCATGCTGCCACCATCTTCTGTGCGTTTTTGCATTAGCACCTGTAACAAGTTCGCCGCCCATACGCTTAAAACAATCATCCCTTCCCTAACTCGCGCTGGGATTGGCACCAACGAAATTTTGATTGTCAATGGTGGACAAGAAAATTGGCGCATTGATCACTATGGAGATGTGCCAATGATTTGCACCCCTCAGAATTCATTTGAATATACGCCCCTCATTGAAATTGTCGAACACAATCTCACAAGCCCGTTTTGGTTCCTGCTTCATGACACATGCATTGCGGGACCAGCATTTAAAAGCCTCGTCTACGAGCCGCCAGAAGCTTTTGAAAAGGTGGCAATGAAGCACACGCCATCAATGAGCATCGGCCTTTACAGCATGGACTATCTCATGCGCCACAAAGACCGCCTCACGGCGATTAAAAACATGGACAGCTCGCCACAGGCATTGCAAGCATGGAAGCAATGGGGAGTGCCTAACGAGGACTACATGCTCTGGAAGCTGCAGGACTCGCCAACTGGCCTTTACCACCCCGATAAGCATGGCGCTGATGAATGGAACTATCAAGGGCATGCTGATGTGTATGGAACCGGCACGCCTCGCCGCGTAGAATACTTCCCACAGTTGGACCTGTTTAAGGCCAAGTCAAATTGGCAGGGAGTTCAGCCAACACTTTGCATTGATATTTAATGGCGCTCAAGATTGCAATTGTTGGTGGTGGCTGGACGGGGTGCCATTTAGCTTCACGCTTGATGAACGAAGCCGATGTGACTTTGTTTGAGCGCAATGAAATGCTCATCTCCGAAGCATCATTAATCAATCAGAACCGATTGCACTATGGCTATCACTATGCCAGGAACCATGCCACGCGCATGTTGTGCAGGAATACGTTTGAACAGTTCATGATGGACTATGGCCATCTAACGGAAAACGTGCAGAATAATTTCTATGCGGTGTCAGAAGACGAAAGCTTGTTGGACGCAGAAACGATTCGCCTTATTTTTAAAGATTGGCCACACGCGGAGGCCGATGCAAGTTTTCTTAATTATTCTTCGCTGCTTCTGCATACCATTGAAAAATATATTTCTCCAACTGCCACTGGTAAGTATTTTGGCGAACTACTGGCTCCCATCGTGAGGAAGGAAAAAATCAATGAAAAATCGCTTACCTTGTTGAAGCGAGATTATGATTTCGTCATTGATTGCACAAACAATTCCTTGTTACCAATTCTTAATGGAGACTATTTTGAAGCAGTGGCAATGTTTGTTTATCGTCCCATCAAAACGCCCCCATTTGGCGCTCTAACTTTTATTGATGGGGAACTGTTTTCTATCTATCCGTACGGATCTTCAATGTTCTCGTTAAGCCACGTGAAGCTTGGCATTATTGAGCAAAAAGAAATGAATTGCTTTGATAAAAACTATGGTCAAATGAATTATGGACGCCACTTAATTGAAGGTCACGTGATGCGCTATTGGCCCGATTTTTACGACTATTTTAAATATGCATTTCCCGTGGTATCAATTAAAGCAAAATGCAAGAATGCTAGCGCTCAACGCACTCCCATTTTTAGGCAACAGGATAATCTGCTGTCTTTTTACACTGGCAAAATTCAAGGCATCTATGCCATCGAAGAGATGGCAAAAGAAGCCATGTCTCAAGCGTAGATACTGCGGAATAGCGGATAGTCACGCATATTCTTTTTAGCCTGGAATAGCTCGCGCACAATCGCGCCCTCATAGTTAATGCCATCAAGCATTCTCTTAATTTGTTTGTGTTCGTATTTATTTAGCAGTGGTCCATTGTCTGTGTCGCTAATATGCACATGAGCAATGTACGGCCAATAATGATTCAGTAGCTTTTTAGGACTATCGCCTTGAAGCCAAGCATTATTAGTATCAAGCATTGTCTTAACATTCTTGAGATTAAAGAAATCAATGTGATTGACAATCTCGTTAACTGTAAAGAAATAGGACCCTCCGTAGCATTTTGCTACAGGCTCGATGCAAAGAATGGCTCCATTCGCGTCCAATACTGCATCCATACGCTTCAAGACGTTCATCAAGCAGGAAGGACTTCCCTTTCTCAAGCTGGGGCTTCCCAGCACGAAACGCTTGATTCCCATGAGGGAGCCAAGGCTGATCACTTTCAATAAATGCTCAGACACTGCCGCAGTGTCTTCAAAGCTTTGCACGTTACTTTGAAAGAATAAAGCCTGCGCCGAATAGGCCCATATCCCATAGCTTTCGCGATATTCTTTCGCGATATCGGCGTAGTCTTTGTTTTGAGCGAAGATGCGTGCAGGAATAATTTCTAGCACGTTAAACGCCCCAGCATTTGCGCTTAAGATTTGCTCCTCTTCCTCATCCTTCCAGCCGATAGCACTAATTCCAAGCATTGATAAAAGCCTCCAGCTTCTTCATCGTCTCATGCCTTGTTGTCGTATGTGGTCCGATGTTGTATTCAATACGAGGACCAGTGCTTACATTTGCTTCGGGGAAGAAGCGCCGAATAATTTCAGCGGTTTCAATGGGAGCAGGGAAAAATTGATTAGTAGTACCACTGATTGCCTTTTTTGTGTCCTTCCATAAATCATCCAAGCAATACCATTGATAAGCAGAATTGATATTAATCTTCTCCACGTTGTTGTTCGTTAATAGGTCAAACAGAATATTCTTTTTAATAAGGCGATGAAACAATGCAGGAAGGCGGATGATTGTCACCACTGAATCATGGAATGTCGCCTTTATAAGCATTTCAAAGATATAGCGATTAGTGCCGTAATCAATAGCAAAAATCTCAGGCGTGCGGCCTGAATAATAGGCAGTTTGTCCATGCACGTCAATCGTTGAATAAACAATGACTTCCGCTGGGCTTGGGAGATGTCGGATGTTTTGAATGATGCTGTTCATATTGTTGAAATCATCCAGCGGCGCTGCGTTTGCTTTCCATTTCTCCGCTGGCATGCAAGCCAAGTACAGCCTTTCAATGGGCTCCTTAAGCAGTGGAGCCTCGTGAATGTTTTTGGAATGGAAGCAGGCGCCAAATCCATGCGCCTCGCGCAACACTTGTCCAATAAGGCCAGTGCTTCCCACTAAAACGTCCATTTCAATCAACCATTTCTAACGCTTGTGTCTGATAAAAATCCTTGTTGTCGCATAGTCCCACGGCATCCATGACTGCCTTTGCGGCATCTTCTTTTGTCGCAAAATAGCCTAAATGTTTACTTCTGTAGGATGCAGCCCATGGCCTGTCTTTTGGAGACATGACTAGATGGACTCCTCGGATCCCGCTGGTATTGGTTATACGCATTTTTGAATTAAGCTGATTTTGGCCGTTGTCACATAAACGCAAGTTTGAAGGACGATTGTCAGTTCTGTCTCCATTAATGTGGTCTACTTGAAACTGCCCCGGATCTTCGTTGTGAATCAATGCCCAAACAATGCGATGCACGCGATATGTGCCACCATCAAGGCCAACAGTTAAATATCCTTGGCTATTTGTTGTTGTAATTTGCTGGCCGATGCTAATCCGTGAAACGTTAACACTTGGATTCGGCTTGGCTTTCCAGTAAAGACGACCGTCTTCATCGACTCTGAACACTTCCGCCAATCGCTCCATTGACGGCAATTGCCTATACTTAGTCATCAGCTCATCTCCAGTGAGTTGGTCGAGAACCGGGAGGTGGCACTCGCCGGTTCACACAATTATAGACGGTGCTTGCTGGCGAAAGTATTTAACGCTACACCTGCAATTTGCTCTGCATTCGCAGCGTTGACCAGGGAGCGGGACGCTACCAATTGCCACAACACCACGAGCAGCGTAATCAAGGCAGCTTTGACAGTGTTTTGCTTGAGAGTCAAGAATGCGGCGCATCAAGCTATATCCTTGCTTTTCGGTCCGAATCGCAACTCCTTCCCAGTAATTTGCGCGCACGCTCTGAGCATACAGCCCGATACGAGCAAGAGCCATGGCACTAGAAACGCGGCCATCCAAAAGATCGCGAGCAAAGCCCTGTAAGTAAGCATATTCCACACGGAGACGCTGCCCGATGCGTCCCCAATCGTTTGCCCGCATGGTTTCTCGTCCACCATTGCCGATGATTGCTGCCTGTACGTGGACAAGCTTAAGCGCTTCCCTCACGCTTCCTTGCCATTGGTCCAGCGTAATATCACCAGCGCTAAGCATACGTGTAAAACGCCGTAGCTCAGCGCCAAGCTTATTAATTCGACCATCCACCAGTGCTTCCACTGCGCGAGCGCTGAGAAAACGTCCGTTAGCGCCGCGATACCGACCACTAATAGGGTCATAACGCCAGGATGATTCGTCAAAACGAACAATGGCTTCAGAAAAATGAGAGAGATCATTGAGGCTGGACATCCTCTGCCTCCAGAATATCCTTGAAACGCTCGGGCGCTTCTTCTTTCCATTGAGTCAATGCAGCGGAAATGTCTTCTTCATCAATCAGAGAAGCCTCGTCGATATCAGCAAGAATGAGCCCGCTGGTTTTCAATGGCTCAATTGCGTCTGTTTTGCTGCTGACCATTTTTGCTGGTCCTTTCCGCTCGGGATCGGGGTCTGCTGCACGCTTACGACGCACAATGGTTTGACGCTCTTCTTTGCTCATCGCTTGAGCTTTTGCCTGAGGAAGGCATTTGGGCTTGCCTTCTTTTTCTTCACGAGCACCGCAAGGCCCAAGAATTTCGCCGTTAGCGCCAATCCTCACCCATTTTTCCTTGAACCATTTATCAAGATCATCGGCGTGCAACTCACCTTCATCGCTTTTAAAAGCCCCGCTCAATGAACCATGCTTTTTCTTGTACATTTGCTTGTACTGTTGCACAACATAGCCACTTGCATAAGCAGATGGCCATACTTTGAACTTAGCCTTAGCGGCGCTTACGGCACGAGAATGCAGCTCTTTGTCAGTGAACGTTACGTCGCCACGAACTTTCTCTAAGTCACGCGGAAGATATAAACCAGCGCTGTCTTCCCGGCTGTCTTCCCGGCTGTCTTCCCGGCTGTCTTCCACTTCCCGGCTTCCATCCATGGGAAGCGTGCCATTCTCTTCGTTCATTGGATCGCGACCGCCTGGCGACACTGCTAGCTTTCCACCCCCAGATTGAGTGGAACCACCCCCACCTTGAGTGGAACCTGCAGTTTGGGGCAGCTCGCGAACAACGGACGGATCGAGCATGAGTTCCATGCTCCACTCAGAACCGCCGTAACGGGCATCTGCCACTTCCTTGGGACTCAGTACACCCAACTGGATGTAACGGCCGTCTACAGCCGCCACACGAGCCCGCACGTCAGCCATTTCGCGCTCATTAAGCTCAAACAATGGATTAAAGGAGATGCGCCATGAATCGGGCATTTCTCCTTTTGTTGGACCCTCCTTGCTCAGCATGATGTATTCCATCAGTTTCTTCATCGGACGCTTGAAATGGACGCTTTGATAATCAGAAAGCATCTTGGCGAAATCACGCTCTTCACTACGCCCCGTAGAACCAAGTCCGCTCGGGCTTTCACCAAATAACACAGTGTGAGGAATTTTGCTGGCGCCAATAATATCTACGCGCAGCTTTTCAAGGATTTCTCCAATGCCCCCGAAATTACGACTAATAAATTCAAGCTCTTCTTTTTCGGCATCAATCGCATAGCCGCGATAAATGCTCTTGCTCATGTCGTTCACTTGCAAACGATCACGAATGGAGCTTTCTTTGCCAGCGGCAAGCATCGCCGCCAAGCCCCTCACTTTATGAACAAAAATATCAAACTCAGTGAGGAGAGTGGCAGCAGAATTGAGGCCAGTCCAATAATGACGGAAACTGTCATAAACAGTTTGCAAACTGCTCATGCCCCAGCCATAGTTACGCTGCCTCACGCGATAAGGCAGCCAGTCACCATCAAACCGCAAAATCCTATCTTTGTGAATATAAGAAAGCGTCGGCTCGTTAATTAAATCTCCAGAGATGATCTGATAATAAGTGGCTTTTGAATAGTCGTATAAGTTTTCTTCGTTGATAACTGGGGCAATTTGCCAGCGATCAAGGCATTCAATTTCTTCGATACGACGTATGTTGCGTTTATCGACAGGCATGTAAGCGGGACGCCCATCGTCAATAAAAAGAAGTAGACAAGCACCCCCGTAAAGGCGGGAGTTCTTGGCTGCGAGGTTGAGGTGTTCGAGAATGTAGAGGTCTTCAATCGTTTGCTCAATGCCTTGTACTTCCTCGGCTCTTACACCATCACCACCAAACAACACTTTAAAGCCCTTTCTCGTGGCCTGGTCTGCGTAGATATCAACAATGCGGCGGGGAAGCCATTCGCCATAGAGATTTTCCAGTTCTTCCTGGGCAAGGAAGACAGTGGCAGTGGTTTTAGTGTATTGCGCCTTGTCCCGACCAGTGCCCATGCCAATCAGCACGTTTTGAAGGCCGTCCGCGCGAATGCCACCAGCAGTGGCATGCCCTAAATCAATTGCTTCGCCTTCCATAACGAACGCTGATGGCTATGTTGTATTGCTTTCAGTCTAATTCCTGGATACATTGGTCGTAGAAGCTGGCCATCATGGACTGGTTAATGCCTCTCACATTTGCTTTCACTCCCGATCAACGACAGCGTGCTCGCGCTGAAGCCTTTCGCAGGCAGGCTATTAACGAGCAGCAATGCAGAAAAAGCCGAAACAATGGTGGGGAAAAAGCGGAAAAGGGGGAACTAGCTCTTCGCTATCACATGCTCGGAGCTGCAGGAGAAATGGCAGTGGCAGTCATGCTTGGAATGGAAAACCAGCTTTATCAGGAAACAGAAGCAAAGCGCGGCTCTTTTGATCTTCCTCCCAACATTGACATTAAAACTCGCTCTAAGCATTACTACGATTTGATAGTGCAACTTGACGAAAGTCCAGATAAGATATTGGTGCTTGTCACAATTGAAAACCGCATTACGCTCATCCATGGCTGGATAAAAGCTGCCGATGCGATGAAGGAGCAATGGAAGAAAGATCCAGCGGGTGGACGCCCTGCTTATTTCGTTCCTAAAACTGAACTATCATCTTTGTCTCTGTTGAAATACAAATGAATCTTACCTGTAGTCAATTTGCAAAACACGCTCTTGGCTTAGAACTTTATCCAGCTCAAGCTCGTATTCTGGATGATTTTTTTCAGCCAGGAAAATCGCATGCAGTGTGGGCATTGGGACGAAGAAGCGGCAAAACATTAATGGCCGCAGTGGCATGTATTTATATGTGCTTCGTCCTTGAAGAAGAATATCGACGTAAGGTACGAAAGGGGGAGCGATGGTATGTGGTGACAGTGGCAAACAGTCAAGACCAGGCCCGCATCGCCCTCAATAACATCCGTCAACTAATCATTGAAAGCCCTTTTGCTCAAGAAATTGTCCGCGAAACTGCCGACATCATTGAACTAAGCAACAATTGCGTGTTTAAGGCCATCCCTACATCAGGCCGTGCTGCTCGTGGTCTTGCTTGTGCCGGAGCAGTGTTTGACGAACTTGCTTTTGCCACTGAAGGCGACGCAAACAGTGGAGGTCGTGGCATCTATGACGCACTCTCTCCTGCCATTGCTCAGTTCGGCGGGAAAGGACGCATCCTTGAACTGTCCTCACCATGGCTAACTGACGGTATCTTCTATCAGCATTTCAAGGAAGCATCATCAGGACGCTTTCCTTTTATGCAAGCGATTAATCTCCCAACGTGGGAGATGAATCCAAGTATTTCGCAAGAGTTTCTTGACACAGAGAGGCAACGCGACCCCGAGAAATTTAAAGTTGAATATGGAGCCCAATTCGCCAGTAATCTTTCCGCGCTGGTGAATAGTGATGTGATTGATGCCTGCATTGATGATCGCCGCGCAGCATTGCCACCACGTCCTGAATTCCAAGGAGCTTACGTCCTTGCCCTTGACCCCGCCCGTGGTGGCGTTGGCCGTGACGACTACACTGCTTGCATTGTTCACTATGAAAACGGCACTCTCGTCGTGGATAAGTTCCATTCGTTCGTAGCTGATTTTGAAATCAATGGAAGGATGGAAGTTAATATCAATGCAGTGGAGGATTGGATTAAGGAACAACATCGCCTATATGTTTTTGACACCATTGTGATGGACCAGTTCAATAGCGCTGGCACCATCCAAAGCTTGGCCAGTGACCTGCCCATTACGGAACTAACTTGGACCGTCAGTTCAAAAATGAAGGCTTTCAGTAAAATGCGGGAGCTTTTCAATGCAGGGCAAATTAATGTCTATCGCCACGAAAAAGCAATTATGCAGCTTAAGAATCTGACTGTGGTTTACAAACCGAGTGGACAATGGAGCGTAACTGGCGGTAAAGCCACTGGTATTGACGACTTGGCATTTGCAATGGCTGGTGCCATTCTTGCCGCAAGTAAAGATGATGACATTGGCTGGATCGAAAGCTTAATTTCCTAGTATGATTTTCAAACAATAGTTCCGTCGTGAAGTGACTTATTGCAAATTAACCATACAGGAAACGAAATTTCTTGTTGCGCTATTAGAAAATGCTCCTGTTAGTAGGCAAACCTCGCTCCAGCTTCTTGCTGCAGAACATCTATACATTCCTACATTGCTCCCCAAGTTAAAGGCCCATGCCAAGCGCCTAAAGGAGGAAGAGCAGTTGGAGCGCTCTTGGGAAGCGGACGCCACTGACGACGACTACATGCCAGACCATGACGGCAGTGAAAGCTTAAGAGAATATGACGCCTGACCATCATCGTGTTATGATTTCAAAGCTTTCGCGAAGCACGCTGGCCAGCGTTTCAAAGAACAGTATCGGGGGATGCTGTTCGTTGCCACAATGGATCGAAGGCTATGGGCCGACCCATGGTTAAAAGCTGTAGAACGGCGGATTGAAGCCCCGCCTTCAGCACCTTCGCTCCTCATGCCTCCATGGTGAAACTGGTAAACACAGCGGATTTAAGCTCCGCTGCCGAAAGGCTTGCAGGTTCAAGTCCTGCTGGGGGCATCATGCTAAGCTAAAGAAACGTTCACCCCAGCGATGGGGCGCATGAACAGCGCGGTACGGAACGGGACTGCGCATCATCGGGAACCATCATGAACCCTCTTGCTCTGATCAAGCAGCAGCTTGAAAAAGCTGCTCGTCTGCGTGAAGCTCAAATGGCTTCGCTTGTCTATCGTGGCGTTGCTTATGTGCCCAAGCCCCATTGGTTTTGAGCTGCCGTTGTGGTAGCATTCTAAAGCCGACACGCCTTTTACCATATCACGGCATTTGCTTGCTGTTCACATTAGTAAGGCGTTAATGCAAGAAAAGGGGCCGTCAGGCCCCTTTCTTTATTGCCCGCACTGTGCATTCATTGTCATTCCAGTGGCGCACGGCATTGGCAACAATCGCAATATTTGTAATCAAATACGAAGCAAAAATAAACGTGCGGACAATTGCCACTATATCTGCTTCCTTGTCGCAATTACTCTCCTTGCTCCCTAGAGCCTTTGCCCACACTCTCCATAGCTTCTTCCTGCGCATAAATCCAAGCCTTTAGTTCTGTTACGTATTGTCTAATGATGGCAGCTTTTTCAAGATGCCAATGGTCCATGGTTAGGAAAAATTGAGCATTGTGCCAATCAATGGCTCTCAATGATTGATAAATAATTGGGTTGAGCGGTTCACGCAGAGGCGTGTTGAACGTTCGACGCTCGCTCACGACGGAAAAAGTCTTTTATATCTTCAAATGCTACTGGAGCAAAATCGTTCCTTTCTAAGCAAGCGTTGAAATAGCGTTTATCCACTTTCCCATCATCCGTGAAGATTTGATGGCAATGCAAATGGCCATGCACGTTGCCCGTGTAATGACCAGACAGACACGATGGATGCACAGGAATATGCGTAAAAATTAAGCCGCTAGGAAATGTACTGTCGCATGGATGGAAAAACGCTCCCCGCACGTCTTCAAAATATGGCAAATAGTCTTTCAACGCGCCTTGGTCATGATTGCCGCGAATGAGAATCTTTCTTCCATTGAGACGAGCAAGAAGCTTTAACGATGCGCGAGGAATGACTACATCGCCAAGATGGTAAACAGTATCACGCTTTCCTACTTTTGCGTTCCATCGCTCAATAATGGTTTCGTCCATTTCTTCGCACGATGCAAATGGACGCAATGGTTTGCCATCGGGCCTCAAGAAATCAATCATCTTCGCGTGACCGAAGTGAGTGTCGCTCGTGACGAAAGCACTCATTATTTATATTCACCTACCACGCAAGTTTTCACAAATGGCCGCTCAAGACTTTCAATTAATTTGATTGTCCATTCTTCGGCTTCATTTAAATCGTGAAACACGTTGCGAAAAGTCCACCACCAAAACTCTTTTTCCTGCACTTCATACATGGGCTTCCGTGGGTCTAGCCCTGACGGCTTTTGAACGATGCGAAACCGTGCCATGGTTCAATGGAGAAGAAAGCTCATCATAGGACAGCTCCAGGAATCGAACCTGGTATTCCAAGCTATGAGCTTGGCGTGTACCACAACACTTAACCGTCAGGGCCCCTCCTGTTTGTGCATCATCCCTAGAAACCATATTGTTGGCGCCAACAAAATAGTCTCCGTCTAGGAGCTAAGCATGGAGGGGAGTGGATGGTCCAAGCGTAAAGCGCCTCAAGGACGAACAGAGGCTTGGACTCTATCGGCCCGATGCAAAGCAGAGCGGGAACTCAACAAGCATAGCAAAAGGCGCCTCGAAAGGCGCCTTGACCATTAAGCCTGCCCATATGCAGGAAGGCTTACCGCATAGCATGGATAAGTCGGCAAAGATGGAAAGGTCTCTAAGAATACATAGGTAGGTTCACGTTTGAACTTTCAAAGAAACTGATCATCCTAGACGCACGGCTTTCTTGCATGTCAGATGTCTTACCTTCCCAGAAAAGACGCTCAGAACGCTTCATCCAAGCATCTTTATCTAGCCACTTGTCCTCATGACTGCCAAGCTTCTCAAAAAGCCAAGCAGCAGTAGCTGCGCGAAGCTTGTTGAGGCTCTGAGAATCTTTCTCGTTTAGTTCCTTGGCAACCAATCCATGCACCCCGCAGTGAACCTGCTCATCACGACTAATATCGGCGGAAACAGTGCGCATGCCAATGTTTCCGTTGAAGCGAAAGAAGGGAAGCGCAACAAAGAAAATACTACGCTCAATGATTGAAACCTTATGAATTGGATGAGCGGGATGCTCCATCCAAGCTTTTAGAATTTGCTTTACTTCGCGCTCGGCTTTTTCGTCAGTGCCATAAGCAGCAGCGACATAATTCAAAGCCTCGTCGTGGCGCTCCTCATCGGCCTGATTGGATCGCAAAGCTTCAATAACGCCAGGAGTTGACGGAAGATCCTTGGCGAGCCCCTGCTCCAGCAAGTCTTTCACGGGAAGTTCAATGTGGCGAAGAGCCAGAGCCTTGTAAAGCGTCTCCTCCGCACCCTCCTTGACGGGTGAATTATCCACGGGAGTAGCCTGCCAAGGACGCTTCTTGGCAATCATGGACAGATAGGGGCTCTTGACGGTCATGGTCGTAGTATCATTCAATGGTGTGTGAGGAAAGCGAAGGGGGCGTAAGCCCCCTTTTTCTATTCGGCGGTGGCCCTGTATCCGTACTCGTCAAGATGATCGTTAATGGCATCAAACATTGAACAGAGTTTTAACTGCCTGCGCCGACTCATGTAAGGAAAGATCAAGTGACCAAGTGTTGAGCACTTCATCTTGTCTCCGAGAGTCCACGTCCAGCATGGTTTTCTGTTCTCAAGGACCTTTGTTGAAACAAGCCCGCCACCGAGCATGTTATGAACCTTTTCCAAGGTGTCAAGGTCAGTCATTTTGATGCTCATGCGAATCATCAAGTAATACGGCTTTCGCTTTGCACTTGAGTGGTTGGGGCGGTAGCTGACGCTAATCCACCCTTCCCCTTCAAATAAACCAGCGAACCAAGCAACCTCCTCTGAAGTCAAATTTACTCTCCGTTGTAGAGAGTAAATTATAGCTATTCGGCGCAGCTAGCGCAGAAACCTGCCTCTAAATTGCAAGACGCAGAAGATCCGTCAGCTTCAGACTCTTCGTCTAAGCCAAACATGCTCTTAAAATCGTCGTCCAATGCAGCGTATGCATCATCCTTGCGCTGAGTATCAGGCAGGACTTGCAGGCTGTAATAGAGGCTCGTCTGAGAAGATTCTAACCAATCACGCAGGAATGCTTCGTCATAAATTACCAAGTCTGACCAGCTATTAAAAGAATAGCCATGGAAAAGACCAGTGCGTTGATAAAGAGAAACAATGCCATCAGCAACACGCTTGTAATTTCCCCAGCCCACTTCAGCAGCAATTTCCACTTCGCCATAGTCAAAACTCTCCACGCCAAACGTGCCTGAATCCCTGTCAACAATGCGACCAATGGGAGGAGCAATTTCAGGAGCAGTGGTAAAGCCACGAGTGTCCAGGTAGCGATAGGAGCATGATGCAGTGGGAGCAATGCAGAAAGCACGCTCCATGCCATGCTCACGGGCAATTTCAGCGGCCTTCTGGATGCTTTGGTCTAATTGCCACACAGCCTCACCAGCAGGCACATCTTTCCAATAGTGACACCAAGGATGAGGATCATTGTCCAAATACGCTTCAATAGCCTTTCCAAAATCTTCATAGCTAATGCCATGAATGGCAAGGAAATTGGCCAAGCCCAGCACGCCCAAGCCAATTTGTTTGTCAATGGTGGGAGAAAGATATTCTCCAGTGTCGCCCACTCCAGTATTGGGATGGAGGTCAACTAACTGCTGCATGCCTTCAATAAAAGCGCCTTGCAAATTATCGAAATTACAAGCGCCAAGATTGACGTGCTGCAGCAGGCAAGTGCCACGATGCTTCAGCCAAATCTCTTCGCAAACGTTCGGCCAAATACGCTCCCCCTTTGCATCAAAACGCTTCTTAGTTAGCCACATATCTCCATTGCCAATTCCCTTAAGCAATGCGCTGATTAATTCAGGCGAAGCTTTTTCAAAGAATTGCTCATCAACGGTTAAAGAACGCTTTACCCACGGCAGCTCGCTCCGCGATGCATTGATAAATTTAATTGCATCTGGATGGTCATAATCAAGATGCAAAGTAACGGCGCCATTCTTAAACGCGCCACCACGCCGCAGTACTTCATTTAGTTTGCTATACAAACCAGCAAAACTCACCGGGCCACTCGCTGTAAGGCCGCGTCCATTTTCGGAGCCTTCTGGACGAAGTTTTGACAAATTAACAGCAGCGCCAGCGGCATTGCGGAGAGCATGAGAAACAAAACGCCACGACGCCTCAATTCCATCCGGCCCTTCCATTGAATCTTCCACTACAAATGTGGTGCAGCTC